CATCTATCAACATTTATTCGCAATGAGTCGAGAATGTTCGACGGCATAGGCTCCACAACTATACTGTTCTCATTGTTCTCACAGAAGAACAAGCCCGGCACGTCAGCAGGACCAACCTCAACAACTCTTTTCCCTTTCAAATCCTTATCTATACCGAGGTAATAAAAGTATTGCCTGTATGTCTTACGGTAATGAGTAATCGCATCTTCTTTTTTCATCGAGTGCGCAAACCGTTCCAATTGTTGCGCATCAATCCAGTTCCTTATCATTTCTCTCAACAATGAAGCTTTCCGAATTGAAACTAAAATCTTTGACGACAAACCCGACCGCGTTCAAACACGATACAAACATCTCAACCGCTTCAGTCCATGTAACGACATCTTCATCTCTCATTTCAACCGTCTTGCCTTCCGCTTCTATTCTGATTACCATTCCGAATTTCTTTTTCTGTGATGATGAAAAATTACAGGATATTCGTCATTAAACTTTTTTTCGTATAAAAATTCACCATCATTATACATCGCCGGCCAGTAGTGAAGCCTGTAACCATAACGGTAAGCCAAACACGTAATTACTGCCTGATCATGCCTGTGTTCCATGAACTCGGGGTCGTTGTCATCACCCTGTGAGTCGTCTATAAATCCGGGCATCTGGCACCACAGTAACCACCTCTTAACAAATTGCCTCGACTCATCACACGCCCGGAAGATCATCGCACTTGCCTGAACCTGTGGCCTGTCTGATCTTGAGCCCAGAATCTCGTTTGTCACATTACCCTTGCACCAGTGTTCGTGATTGTAGTTATTACCAAACAGAAACACGGATTGACTAACGTGACTGATTAAGTGCTTAATGTGCCCCCTGAATTCTACCCCAGCATCAGTGTACACCAGATAATCACCGTCATTCATCATCAGAATTTCCCAATAAATAAAATACGGCTTCCACAACCAATAACCCGCACCCCTACCAGATGAAAGTATGTCCCTGTTGAAACAAAAAAATTCAGCATCTATATCATCAGGGCCGTACACCTTGGAAACATCACAACCGTACTTCATTGCGCTATCCTTGCATAACTTGGCAGATACGCTCATGTCCTTAGTCGCGAATGTTATGTGCTTAACTTCCATAAATAGTTGTCAACAGAATCCCAGATGTCAAGATAATCGACGTCCCTGCTCCACAGGTCGGAATAAACTGGCCGCTGGATTGCTATCATCGGGTAAGCTATGTAGCACTCGTGTGAAGCCTGATAACACTCAGCCAACCATGTATCAAACAATTGCCCCTCCTTCATCTCATATCCTTCAGCGATTTCCTTCGCGGCTTTCCCCGTGTATGCCACAGCGTGAGTGCATAACGAATACTTTACACGTCTAAGGTTTTTGCTAAATTTCTTAGCCTTAGTGCAATTGCCGCCTAAGTAAAATAAATCCCAATCGTTTGGCAATTCGCTGAAACACACGCCCAGTCTATCGTACAGGCGAAAGTTACAATCATCCTCGACAACTAAAAAATTATTTAATGCACAATTTTTTAGCAATATATCTTTCATCGAAAAACAAAAAGACTCAACCGGGTCATCACACTCAATCGCATAATGATACTCAAATTCAAACCCGTATTTTTCAGCTTCTCTCTGAAAGAATTGTTGCCGGTCGTATCTTCTCTCCTGCGTCAGGCAAACCACCTTGTCAAAGAACTCATTCATAGAATAGGGCCGGTGTACGATACCGGCACGAACATTCATATCTTTAGAATCGTGAGCCCATATTCCCTATTTACCTTATGCGGTACCGGTAGTGCCGTAAACGGCTGCAGTCGGCTGGAAGCTGAGTAACTCAACCCTTGCCTCTGCGCGGTACGTAATCAGGTTTTTAATAAAGTCGTCCTGATCTGTTTCAGTAGACCTAATTGCGAAACCACTCGCCTGCGCTGTTGCGAAAGCGTTAGTGTTCAGCACATAGAACCTAGATGTAGCAACCTGCTGATGCCTTACAACCGGAACACCTGCGATTCTCACATTACCATTTGCGTCAATAGTAACACCGCCGGGGATTGAGTAATCACTCGGCTTAGTAAGCAGCAATGTAGACCATGCGGCATAAGTTGTAAGAATCAGATCTGCAGCACCCAAACCAAGATTCCCGTGTTGTGCGATACCCGCAATCATCTTAGCAGCCGTTACTGTTTCTGTGGTAGACAGAGCAGTCGCGCCAGATGCGATAGTATTCAGGCACTTCACATTGAACCTCTTGTTCCAATCTTCAGTCAGCGATTGTGACAGATACCCCTCAAGAAATGGAAGGTCCTGAAGCATCTGCCTGCCAACCTTCGCGTATCCCGCAACGAAAGGTACAGACGTGTTCACCATTGTGATGTCGTAGTCAACTTGCGCCTTAGCACTGCCTTCAGTTTGGTCGCCAAAAGAACCTTCACCTACACCCGAAGTTGCGCGCGGGAATGTTACATTACCCGTTGCAGTCGGGATGATTCGGAAGATGTTGTACAAGTGCGGACTGTAGAAGTCGCGCATGATGCTGTTCGGAACATAACTGATCTGCGACGTACCGGTAAGGTTTGCGCTAAGGGTCATGTTACCTACAGCCTTAGTTGCCATGAAGGGCAATTCGGAATTGAACTTATCCTTGTTGTCCCTGATGATGCTTTTCAACTCAGCCCGAACCCAATCAGCATTGGTGCCAGCGAAAGCTTCATTCTCAATACCCGCCTTAATTCGGTTAGCCGATGCGTTTACTTCGTCGATTTTCGCTTTCAATTCAGCAAGCGACTCGCCTTTAATTTTCGCATCTTCGTTAAGCTGGTTGATGTCTTGCTCCAGCTTCTCATTTACTTTTTTCAATTCACCGGAAACATCATTTTTTACGCCGTCAACCAACGGCTTCAATGCGTCCTGTATCTCTTTAATCTCCATGTCAATTTCAATTTTTAATCAAACCATAAACCGCCAGCTTCAGCTTATCAATTCCGTTCGGCACAACTGTTTGCACGGGTTGTGTGAGTCGTTCAATCATTGCTGTTAGCTGTTTTATCTCTATCAGACACAAGTCGATTGTTTCATCACTTGCGTCTGTATTGCGGACAAATTTTTCAAACATTTTTAGCCTCTCATTCAAAATACTAACGTCACCCTTAACCGAAGTTAGCGGAGTAAATTCGTTAGCACCCCAACCGGTAAGCGAAGAACCTTCATACAACTTGAGTTCTGACATCTCATTGTAATCTTTTTCTTTGTTGAATTTTTCCTTTATCACCTTGAACCCGATTGAATGTTCTGTAATCAATCCCGATTCTACCATCTTCATGAAATCCGCGCCAGTACTGTGTTTGCCGATAGTTGACGTATACTTGAGTCCATAGTCATCTTCCTTCAATTCGGTTATCACACCCAATGGTGTGCCGGGGTTGTGATTCAACAAATGCTTTATTCTCGGCCTCTGACTCTCTGGCCCGTTCTCTTGTATCGACTTAGTGAATGCACCGGGCAATATCAAATCACCGTCCGCATCTTTAATGTTGAACGCAGAAAAGTAACCGGATACAATTCCTTCTTTCTTGTCTACGTCTTTTATTTCGAGGCCGAAATTTTTATACTGGTAAATCATTTTTTAATATTTTTCCCATTGGATTTTATCGGTTCAAAAGCAACCACACATCTGCAGTTTATAGTGTTCGCTGCGCTGGCCTTAGGGTCACCGGGTTGCATAATTGGCTCACCGTTATTGAATGGCTGTTCAAGAGCTTCGCGCTTCCCGTTAAGATACCTGTGTGAATAAGGCACCGCTTCACCCGGTGCAGGCCTTGTTCGGTTATCCATTGCCGCTATCCATACTTTTTGTACCAGAAAGTCAAGTGCCCTTGCGCCTTGCATAGCACCGTAATTGGAACCCCTCACCGTTTCTGTTCTCGCTATCCTATCCGCCCTGAAGTTGCTTTCTGTCTTGTAGTCCTCTAGGCGGGTTTCTATCAATTTCACTATATCGTATGTGCTTAGCTGTTGTTGGTATCCCTCCTGAATAGCATCCTGTATGATCTGCAACATTCTATCTCTATGCGTCCCAGTTACAGTGCTGATGAGAGGGATGCCGTTAGTTGATAAGAAGTTCACCGCATCAGTCGCCCACACCTCGTTGTACCCAAAACTTTTGTTCATTTTTTTATAGATCATCCCGCCAAACTTCACAACACATTCCCT